CTTGTCGAAACCGGCGTGCGCGGTCACACGTTCAAGGAGGGCGCTACGCTCAACTCGTATTCGCCCGAGGTGATCATCGGCGACGTGACCGCGGGCAAGTGCTTCCGCGTTCTCGGCATGAAGCTGATCAGCATGCGCGTGAGCGGCCGGGCCGGCACGGGCGACGATGCGATGCTGCAAGTCGAGTTCACCGTGCTCGGCAAGGATTACATCTCGAACCAGACTCCCACCGGCGCGCTGGCGTTCCCCGCGGTGTTTCCGGTGCTGTTCCACCAAGGCATCACGATGGACGATGGCACCGCCGATGCAGCCGGCAGCGTCCGAATCCGGTCGTTCGAGGTGACGCTCGAACAGCCGCACACCGAAGATAGATTCTATCTCGGAAGCCTGACGATGGATGAGCCGTTGCGGCAAGATTTCCTTGCCGCGCGCTGGCGATTCGAGCAGGAGTTCACCACGCTCACGCAATGGGACGCGGCGCGTGCGTTCACGAACGGATCGCCGCAACTCATCTTCCAGCACCCGACGACGATCGGCGCGGCGAGCAAACGCGAGTTCGAGCTTCGATCGAACAAGTCGCAACTTGTCGAGATGAGCGCGCCGGTGTCGGGGTACGGCGTGATCCTGTCAACCGCTGTATGGGAAGCGTACAACGACACGGGCGACGCTACCGCGTTGCTCGCGAGGTTCCGCAACACCGAGGCAGCACTGCCGTAAGGGGGCAAGGATGAGCCGGGAGAGAGCAAGCGATCCCACCGAGGTTGTCGCCCCGGTCGAGATCGTGGAACTGCAAGACCTGACCACGAAAGACGGCGAGCCGGTGGCCGTCGAGTGTACGCGCGTCGATGAACTGCTGTATCTCGAACACCTCGGGTTGCCGGGCGCTTCGATGAGCATCGAGGAACTGAAATCGAAACTCGGTGGGGCATCACTCAGTTCGCTCGGGCAGATCCGCGCAGCACTGCCGCCGATCGTTGAGGCGGGAACGGCGTTCGTTGCCAAGGACGGCCGGCGCATCGCGCCGGCGTTCTCATGGAACCCCGGAAAGTGCCCGCCGGCTGTCCCGGGGCACTATCTCAGCACAGTTGATCTCTCGACATTGGCCGCCGTGATCCTGCGATTGAGCAGGTTCGCGAGCGGGGCGGCCGAAGCCGCCACGTTTCCTATTCGACAACGAGAGGCAGGGGGCGAAAGCGCTGGAACTGTCCCGGTACGCGAGGGCGTTCGGGATGACGCCGTTGCAGGCGCTTCGGGATCCTGATCTTGCCACGAACCTGACGATCTGGCGCGCGGGCCGTGTGTACCGCGCGCGAACATTCAACGCCGAGATCTCGCGCTCGATCCAACGCGACAAGATGGGGATCGGCGCCATTCTGCTGACGCTGGCGGCGCTGTACGAGGACAACTGAGCGATGGCCGAAGCTAAGGTAACAATCCGGGCTGTCGATGAAGCCTCGGCGACGTTGAAGAACATCCAACGGAGCTTCGAGGGGCTGATCGGCGGCCTAAAAACGGTGGTGAGCTTCGAGGCGCTGAAGATGCTCGGCGATGCCGTGCGCACCGCCGGCGAGCAAGCCGTGAAGTTCATCGAGACGCAGACGGCCGCGGCCGAGGCGCTGCGTAATCTCAGCGACATTACCGGGATCAGCGCCAAGAACCTTCAGGTGCTTCAGTTCAGCTTCCGCACCAACGGCATCGCAGCCGAGACGCTCGAAACCTCGATCAAGTTCCTGAACAAAGCGATATCCGAACAGAACCCGCTTCTCGCCAAGCTCGGCGTCACCTCGCACGACACGTTCACGGCGCTGATCCAAGCAGCGCAGGGACTCGCGGCGCTCAAGGATCCCACCGAGCGCGTGACGCAAACTATGGAGATCTTCGGCTCACGCGGGGGCACGCGAGCGATCCCGGTGCTGCTCGAACTGGCGAAAGCGTTCGGCAGGGTATCGCAGGACGCCAAAGATACGGGGAACGTTTTCGATGAGTTGGCGTTCGATAAGATGCTGAAGATGGAGAACGCTGTCGATGGGCTGAAGGTGCGGTGGGAAGGCTTTTGGAAGCAGGCCGCCGCATCGATGGCGCCGGTAATCACAAAGGCGCTCGTTGTGATCGAGCACCTGATCGACATTGGCAACCGCATAAACCGGATTCCGTGGTTCGCGCGCGGGGCGGCGCTCGTGCTCGGCGCCGAGATCCAACTGCCGGCACGCGAGAAGCCGATGCTCGGCCCCGGCAACGAGCAGGGCGCGGCCGACTTCAAGGCATGGCTCGCTGATCAAGAGAAGGCCGCGGACGCGGCGGCAAAGAAACTGGCGGAGTGGAAAGAGAAGCTCGTAACGAGCATGCGGTTCGAGCCGAAGGACATTTCGGAACGCGCGAGTTTCGAGCGCGTGTTCGATGAGATCACAAAGGGCGTCGCGCGCTCGCGTGAGTCTATGCTCAAGCTCATTCAGGTGCAGGGGCCGGCCGCGGATCCCGGGCTTCAGTTCGGCGAATGGGCCGATGCTGCGATGCGGAGCGCCGATCGCATCGCGTCAGCGATGGCGCAGTTGCGCGACTCGATGCTGAACGGGTTCACCTATGTGTTCCAGAACCTCACCAACAAGATGCAGACGTTCGGCACCGCGGGGAAGGCGATCATAGACAGCATGGTGCAGGGAATCATCGCCGCGGTGGGTGAACTTCTCGCTTCCGAAGCGATCAAGTGGTTTTTCAAGCTGCTCGGATTGGTCGTCGGATCGCTCACGGGAAACCCGCTGATCGGCGGCGCGATCGGCAGCGTGGGCGAAGTGGGCGGCGCCGGGCTCGGGAACGTCACGACCGCGGCCGACAAACTCACGGCTGGCGGTAACGTGTCGGCGGCGCCAGTGCGCGGCGGCGGCAACACGTTCGTGATCCAGACGCTTTCACCGCGCGACGTGCTCGGCGAACTGCTGTCGCCGACTGGCGCCATGCGGACGGCTGACAGCCGGCTGTCCGAGATCGCGGCGGCGTCGGGATGAGCAATGTAAAACTCGGGATCACCAACTTCCTCGTCAGCGCGCAAAGCGCCGGGCTCGTGCTCAAAAACGGCACCGGCGGCGGCGCCCCGGCGCTGTTCGAGCTTGCGCCGTGGACGATGGCGAAGCTGCTGCACCACGATCGCTATGACGTGTGGCGATCGGGCGATCTCGCGATCGGCAGCTATGACGTGGATTTCACCTTCGGCGCCGACAAGACGATCGATACGGTCGCATTCTGCGGCTACCGCACGCAATACGGTACGGTGTCGCAGATCGAGGTATTTACGCAGACCGGCGCCTACACCCCGGGCGGCACATGGACTTCGCGCGGCGTCTTGGACGGCACGGCACAAGGTGGCGGCGGGCTCGGGCTGCGCGACGACTGGATCGAGTTCTCGGCGATCACCTGTCGATCGGTTCGGTTCGAGTTCTCCGTTTCGGTGAACCCCACCTCATTCACGCTCGGCAACTTTTACGCTTGCGATGTGACCGACCTTGGCGGCATCTACTCCCGCGGCGGCTCGCGCTCGATCGAGCAGATCCGCAGCGAACTGGAAATGCCATCCGGCGTCACGATCATCAATCAGCGCGGCTTGGTATCGAAGATGTTTTCGTTCCCTTGGAACGCATGCCCGACAGCCGTGCGCACAGCCTTTATCCTCGCACAGCTTCAACCCTATCCCGCGCTGTTGATCGACGAAATCCCGGCCGTTTATGAAGTGTTCATGCGCGCCGGCAAACTCACCGACGCGCTCGTGTTCGGCTCGACCTATGATGTGAACGTCGAGTTCGTGGGGATGCCGTGAGCAGTCCGGCCACAACCGCATTCAAGCTGGCGTGGCGGCATCAACACGTTCACCGCGTCTGCTTGGCGCAGATCGACATTTCGACGCCGAGCGCAAAGACGCTCCGCTATGCCACGTTCGAGTGCGACACGCCGGACGGCAACACATGGGTCGAGGGGCTGCGGCCGGATCCTATCCGTGAGTCGGTGTCGCTGTTCTCGCCGGGGGTGAACCCGAGCGATGCCTCGATCTATCTCGCGAAGCGCCGCGACCCGAATCAGACCGGAAGCGCCGACACGAATCAGGCGATGCTTTCCAGCAACCTGTTCGCGAACGCGATCGTGACGCTCTATCTGTGGGTCGTGATGCCGGCCGAACTGGCTCAACTCAGTGCATCCGATCTGTTCCAAGTCTACAAGGGCCGCGTCTCGCGCGTCGTGGACATAGATCACGAAGGCATGCGATTGCTGCTGTTGCAGGACATGAGTTGGAACCGGCAGGTGCCGCCTACGGTCGTGGACAAGATCAGTTATCCCGACTCGCCGGACGTATCGCAGGGAGCGCCAATCCCGATCGTCTACGGTGATCACAGCGCCCCCAAGATGCGCGCGCCGTGGACGACCGCCTACGGCAACCGTAGCAAGCAAGAGGATTCGGGGGCCGGGCTCGGCGTCGTGCCGCTCGTGCTCGTCGATGCCGGCGTCGGCGCCGCGAACGTCAAGGTGGTGGCAGCCTCGCATCTGTGCGCCGACATTCTCGATCGCGCGAACGGGCTCTCGGCGTTCATCGTCGGCGAGAGCCTTCTGAACCCGATCGACACGGCCGGCATCACCGAAAACCTCGGAAGTAGCGAGAGCTACCTTTCGATTGCCGACGAAGGCACGATTGCATATGCGGCGATCATCCCCATCGACGTGCGATCGACCGGCGGCGAGAACACAGCCGGCGAGCCGCGGCGGGCGATGGATCCATTCGATGAAACCTCGTTCTCGACGCTGGATCAGGGCGCCGGCAAGACTCAGCTTCAACTCATCTTGCCGAACGCCGGTGCGCTCGGGCGCATCGAATCGGTTCAATACTATGTCGCGTGGTCGGGTGACGCCGGGAACGGAAACAACCTACGCATCCGCTCGCGCACCCCGGGCGTCGGTTTCGGAACGACAACCGCGAACTGGCTCGCGACCGGGACGACTCCCGCCGTGCAGACGGGGACGTGGGCCGCGGCGGACTATGACGCGAATGCTTGGGGGTTCGGCGACAACGGCACGGCGCTGTTCGATGTGCGCGTCGATTTCACAGGCGGCGCGACGAACAAGGCGAAGATCTATTGGGTCGTGCTCGTGGTGAAGTACCGGCCGCAGCGCAGTCTCGTGACGCCGGGCAAGCGCGTGGTGAGTGGAATGAAGGTGTCGCGTGGCGCCCCGTTCAACCCGCCGATCGGTGGCCGACCGATCCCGTCGCGGACCTTCACCGACATTGCGGCCACCTACGCTCTCGAAGGCCAGTTCTACGGGAACGTGAAGGGTTACAAAGACGATGGCAGCGGCACCTTCACCGGGACCGCGAGCGCGCTGATCGAGCGTCCGGCCGACATTATCCGGCATTTCCTCGTCACCTACGGTGGCGTGTCCGGCGGCTCGATCGAGACGGGCGCCGGCGCCAGCGGCAGCTTTGTGGATCTGCGCAACACGCTCCGGAACGCACAGCCGTCTGACTTCAAGCTCGCGGTGCACATCTCCGAGCGCATGTCAGTGCAGCAGGCGGTGCAAAAGATGGCGGAGCAGGCCGGCGTCGCGGTGTACCTCGACCGCTTCACGAACAAGTGGCTGGCGTTCCCGTGGAAGCCCGGGGCGCTGATCGACTATGACCTTGCGGTGCCGTGGGATCTCATGTCGCAGTTCGTATCGGAGCAAACGACCGTTGTGGACGTGCGGCATGCGCTGCGCGTGAAATACGGCTTCGACTACTTCAAGAACCGCACGCTCTATGAGGCGTTCGTCAACTCGGCCGGCAGCAGTCAAGGGTTCACGCAGCCGACCGTGCGGGATCAAAAGCTCGTGATCACCACCGGCGTCAACGACAAGTTCGATTGGAAGGTCGGGGTGACGACATACGCCGCGACGCTTGCGGCCGGGACGTATGCCGCGATCGATCTCGCGTCGGAGTGGCGCACGAAGATCCGCGCGCAGGAGGGCAACAACTCCGCGGCCACGGGCTTCGGGTTCTCGATCAAGGCCGGCTTCAACAACCTGTTCGATTTCGTCGTCGGCGGCACGCCGTATCAGGCGACGCTCACGGCGGCCGATTACGCCGTCGAGACGTTCGCAATCGAGATCGCCCGGGCGATGAACGCGGTGCCCGGCCACGGGCGCGTGTTCTCGTGCACGTATGATCACGCCACGAACAAGGTCACGGTGTCGGCAACGGGCGGCACGTTCACGTTCCCGTCGCTCAACACGGCCGCCGGGATCGCCACCTCGGCGCTGCCCGCGGCCGGGTTTGTCTATGCGTCGGGTTCGGCGCCGGCCGCGGCGGCATCGATCACCGCTCCGATTGCCCGCTACGGCGATCGGTTCTTTTTGTGCGACGGCGACGTGACCAACACCTCGACCTATCTGTGGCTGACGGGCGCGAATCAGGCAACGAACTGCGCTGAAGTGGTGGGTTACGCGCGCGCGGACTCGGTGGGGATCACGATCGGGATCACGCACGCGGACTATCAGCGCGGCAGCCGCGAAACCTCGGCGGCCACCTTCGAGAGCTACTATGATCCGCGCGAGGAACTTCAGATCACCGCGGAATGGATCCGCGACGAAACCTCGGCGGTGCAGCTTCGGAACCGCCGGTTCGACGTGGGCGGCACGCAGCGGACGGTTTGCAAGTTCGCGACGCACTACATGCCGGACGTGCGGCGCATGCAGGTGATCCCGATCGATTCAACCGTTGACGCGAAAGCCTCGTTCTCGAAGTATGGCAGCGATGGGCTGTGGGCGGGGAAATCCATGCTCGTGCTCGACGTGACGCAGAACCTCGGGCCGTCCGATTGGAGCACCGAAATCATGGCGATCAACATCGACTAGGAGGTGAGTGGTGGCGAAATGCGTTTATTACCCGAACGTGGTGAATCTGCCGTCATACAGCGGCAGCACCTCGACGCTGAAGATCCCGTGTCTCGGCGCGAAGGCGATCATTCTGACCGCGCGCGCGACCGCGGGGGCGCAGACCGTTGGCACCACGGTGATGACGGGCTTCGGCATGGTGCAGGCTGACGCCGGGTTCGCCGGCGCCGCGGGCACCACGCATTCCGATCAGATCGGCGGCAAGAACGTCACTCTGAACGGTGCGATCAGCATCATTTCACCAACCGCACCGCACGCCTACATCCCGTGGGGGTTCATCCAGATCGGCTTCAACGCGCCGAGCGGTGCCATCACCAACTTTGTTGTCGATGCGTTCGTGCTGTACGAGGGCGAGCGCGACAAGCTGGATCTGCGGCAGGAAACCGCAACGGCGGCCTAGTGATCCAGATCCGGGTTTCGACGCAGGCCGGCGACGTGCTGAACTACATGCGCAAGGGAGAGCGTTCGCTGCGGATCGCAGCGGCGAACGCTCTCAACGGCACGGCGAAAAAGATCCAAACCGCCGAGCGCGCGCATGTGCGCGACGTGTTCCGGCTGCGGCCGCGCGGCGGCACGTTCATCCTTCGGCAAGCGACGGTGATTCAGACGCCGTGGGCGAGCGCGCGCCCGGGCGGGCTGTCGGTCACCGTCAAGGTGGGCGAGGCTGCTCGTCTGCTGCTCAAACAGTTCGAGAGCGGCGAGGCGAAGCAGCCGCAGCCGGGGCGCAGCGCGATCGCGATCCCGAGGCAGGGGAGCCCGGCGCGGCCAACGTTCAGCGAAAACGTGCCGCGGCGCATGTTCGTGGAGTCGCTCCGGCTGCAACGGCAGGGCAAGCGCACGATCGGCGCGAAACGCACGTTCGTGGAGCCCGGCCGCGGCATCATGCAGCAGCAGCCGGGCAAGGCGAAGCCGATCGTGTTGTACCTGTTCCGGCATGAGGCGCGGCTCGATCGCCGGCTTCAGTTCGTTGCGATCGCGCGGCGCCATGTGGCGGCGTTTTATCCGCTGTTCGAGGCCGAAGTTGCACGGGCTGTGGCATTCAAGTTCGAGCACTACGGGACGCGCGCTTTTACGCCATGATCGCCGAGTCGCGGCGCACCTAGATCGGATCCCGGCCCGATCGACGGTGCGCCGCGTTCTCGGCGGAACAAGGGGGAGGGCACGCAAGTGGTAAAATCGCTTGGGGAACTGTTGCGCGATCAGGTGGTGAGCCGTGCACGATCAGCGATCGGGCACGAAACGCCATACATGCTCGCGCACGGCGGCCGCGATCCACTGTCAACGCTCCCGGGTGATCCGGAATGCGATTGCTCGGGGTTCGTCGCGTGGGCGCTCGGCGTCGATCGGTATCTGCCGAACGGTGTGATTCCGCACCTGCCCGGTGGTGACTGGCTCGAAACCTCGAACGTTTATCGCGACGCGCTCTCTCCCTACGGGTTCGCGGCATTGCTCCCGTGGAGCGAGGCGAAACCGGCCGATGTGCTCGTGTATCCCGATCGCGAAGGGCATCACGGGCACATTGGACTCGTCTCGAAGGCCAACGGCCTCGGGGCCGAGCTTGTGATCCACTGCTCGCTCGGCAACTGGAACGAGCGTCACGATGCCATTCAAGAGACTGACACGCGCGTTTTTCAACGGCACGGGGCGGTGGCTGCGCGGATCGCTTGGGTTCGGTAGTTCGCTGCGCAGGATGTTCAGCAATAGGAGGTTCAACATGGCCGCAACCGAATCCCCGCCGGTGTCGGCGATCGACAAACAGGTGGCGCGCGTGGGGAGCTACGCGCGCATGATTCTAGGCGTGGCAGCAATCGTGATGGGAGCATCGAGCCTGTTCGTGAACGCTGTTACCTCGGACGTGAAGGCGGAGATCCGACAGGTGCGCGACGATCTCCGGAGCCGCGCTATCGCTGACTCCGCGCGGTTCGAGCGCATCGTCGAGGTGGTCGAGTTTGCGGTGATCGCCATCGTGGAGCCGGCCGGTAGTCCCGAGCGGACAACCGCGATCGCCGAACTGAAACGCCGGCGTCGTGTCGCACCATAGGAGGTGACTGCAATGCGTCTGCTCGTGAACCTGTTTCTGTTCGTGGGGTTGCTCATGGCGATCCCGATCGCTGCGCAGGCGGTGATCGCACCGGGCGGGGTCACTCCCGAAAAGGTGATCGGCGCCTTCGATGCGTGGGCAATGGTGATTATGACCGTGCTCGGGTTCGTGATCACGCGCGCCCCCGCGCTGAAGGCAATCCCGAAGGATCTCGTGCCGTGGATCAACGCGCTCGCCTACATCGTCGGCAAGGTCGCATCGTGGTACGCCGTGCCCGAGGCGCACGCCGGCGCATTGGGTGCGGTGGGGCACACGCTCTCGATCCCGGCGACGGTGGCGTGGGGCGCGTTCCTGTCGTCGCTGACTTCGGTGCTGTACGACAAGCTGTTGAAGTTCCCGCTGGATCGGACGGTTCCGAAAACGCGATGAGTTATCGCGAGGATCGGCTGCGGGAAGAAATGACGGTGTGGGCGCGCTCGCGCCGTCACCGCTTCTCGCGGCCGAGCTTCGCGGTGGGGGTGCCAAGCATGGGGCTGCAAGCGCAGGTGAACGCATTGGGCGCGAACGGCGGCACAGTCGAGATCGGTGACGGGCTTTTCTACGCGGTCACCAACTCGCCGGCCACGGCGCTGATCATCCCGGGCGGCGTCACGATCTTGGGTCAAGGCATGGGTGCCTCGATCATCGGCTCACCGATCGTGATGAACGGATCGCAAAGCGGGCTTGTGCACCTGACGGCGCGCGCGCCGAGCGCCACGGTCGGGGTCCGGATCTACAACGGCGGATCGCCGTTCATCGCGCGGTGTTTCTTTGATCATGTATTTGTCGGCGCCAGTTTCAAGGATGCCGGCGACGGGCCGGTGAACGGCATCGAACTGGATGGCACCGGCGTGCTCATGGCGGAGCAACTCACCTGCGCGTTCTGCACCGGGCACGGGCTGCTCGCCGACTCGACCGGCTTGGAGCCGAACACGACGCTGCTCGGCGACTGCTGCTCGTTCGTCCAGAACGGCGGGTTTGGCGTGCGGCTGCTTCAATCGTTGACGATCGCGAAGTTCACCGGCGGCAACATGGAGAGCAACGGCTCGGGCGAGTTGTACGCCGAGAACGCCGGAGTGATCTCGCTCGACGGCGTGGACTTCGAGCGCGGACCATATGGCAACCCGCCCGTCTCGCCACCCTCGATCAACAACATGATGGAGATGCAGAACTGTAACTCGATCCGGCTCGTCGGCAACAACTGGGTCAAAACATCGTCGGCAACGCGGTCGTGGCTGCTCCAAGGGTGTTCAAGCATCGAGTACGAGGGCAATCGCTTCGAGGGATTCGGCGCTGCCGGCGTGTTGCGGATCTCGGAAAGTTGCACTGGCGTGCGCCGCGGCGTGAATCACATCGTGGGATCGGCCGGCTGGATCGAGGACTATTCGCGATGAACCCAAACATTTACGAGCCAACGCTTTTCCGCGAGCAGCCGATTCTATATCTACCGGCGAGCGGCACGATCATCACCGGCCGCGGGCTCGGGCCGGATTGGGCGGGGGATGGCGTCGGCGTCGTCTCGCACCCGGCGCTCGGCGCCGGCTTCACCACTCAGTTCCCACGCACGCGCATCACGAGTGCTGCGGGGCCGCAGAATCAGGAGCTAGGCGCTCACCTACCGAATGCCTCGGACGCGCGCGCGTGGCGCGGGAACGCCGCGAGCCGCGGTGGATTCTACTTCGCGAGCCGGTTCATGGTGAACGCGATCCCGAACAACTCCATTCGGCTGTTCTGCGGGCTGTCGGTTGCAACGGCCGGCGTCTGCAAGCAGATCTTCAGTGCGATCCCGAACAACACGGTGGGGCTGTGGTGTGACACGGGCGATTCGGCGAGCCTCACGATCGTGGTCGTCGATAACGCCGGTGGCAGAACGAACGTGCCAATGGCGCTTGTGAACGGCACACCGCAAACGCTGACGCTGACGGCGGGCGTGCTCTACGAGTTCGTGATGCTCGCGAACCCGAATCAGAACACGATCGTGACCTACATCTCGGACATTAGTGCCGGCACGCTGCTGCGCACACAGAACGTCAACGCGAGCACGCCACCCAATACGGGGATCCCGCTCAACACGGCGTTCATGGCGCCGCAGGTGGGGCTCTCGAACGGGACCGCGAATACCGCGGGCGGCGATTGCTCCCTCGATCTGATCAGCGCATATCTACGGCCGAATCTGAAGCTCACCCCAACGGGGAGCCCGTAGCTGTAGGCGAAAAAGATCGGTTGAAGGGCGCACACCTCGCTGCTACGGTGACCGCCGTACCAGCGGCCGGCTTGGGGGCATTTTGGAGGGATCCAAGGTGGCGAGGCCGAGGGAACAGCGCCGGTGGGGCACGCGGTTTGGCGGATGGGTGGGCAGCGTAGGGGTGTCGTGGGTCTTGGATGGCCTACGCGAGCAGGGAACGCCAGTGGCACCCCAAACCGTTTACCTCTGGCTTGCCGGCCGCCGCGTGCCTCGGCTGGAACATGCGGCGTCGCTGGTTCAGATCAGCGCCGGCGCGGTAACGCTCAATGATCTCGTGATGCACGGCAAGGAGGTTCGAGGTGAGCGGGAACGAACACGCTGACGTAGAGCGCCAGCGGTGGCTTGAGGAACGGCGCGGTGGGATCGGCGGCTCGGACGCGGCGACGATCCTCGGCGTCGGGAAGTGGGGAAGCCCGCTTGAGGTGTGGCTCGAAAAGACGGGCCGCGCGCCGGAGCGCGAGCAGACGGAAGCGATGTGGTGGGGCGCGGCGCTTGAGGATCTGATCGCGCGGCGCTACAGCGAGGTGACGGGCCGCGCGCTGTTGAACCCGCGCCGGGTGATGCATCACGCCGATCACCCCGAGATCATCGGCACGCCGGATCGGCTCGTGGTCGGCGGCAACCGCGGCGTTGAAGTCAAAAACGTTGACGTGCACCTCGCGGGCGAGTGGGGCCGGCCGGGCACCGATCACGTTCCGCACGTCTATCTCGTCCAGTGCTGTCACTACATGGGCGTGATGAATCTGCCGCTGTGGGACGTGGCGGCACTGTTCGGCGGGAACGAGATGCGCATCTATACCGTGGCTCGCGATCTGACGTTCGAGCGCAGCATGATCGGGAAACTGCTGCGGTGGTGGAACGACTACGTGGTGGCCGACCGGCAGCCGCCCGTCGATGCGTCGAGCGGCGACGCGCTCGCGATCATGTATCCCGAGAACCGCATGCCGCTGCTCGAAGCGACTCCGGGCGCCGAGATCGCAGCCGCGACCTACCTCGCGAACGCGCTCGCGCTGAAGCAGTTGAACAATCAAACCGACGAGATCGAGAACATCCTCAAGTCAATGATCGGGGAGCACGAGGGCATCGCGGGCGACGGCTGGAAGGCGACATGGAAGCGGGCCGCGGGCGCGCGGCGCACGGATTGGGAACAGGTGTCAACGCTGGTAGCCGATCGACTGGCCGAGGCGATCGGGCCGGCAGAAGCTCAACGAACCTTGGCCGCGGCGCGCGAGCAGGCGGTGATCGAATCAGCGGGCTCGCGCCGTTTCCGGTGCGTCAAAGTCGGGGGAAATCATGGCAACCGATGAGGCGGTGCAGGTGTTGGGGCTCGCGACCGAGAGCGTGAGCGCGGCGCTCGTGAAGGCCGAGATCGATCAACAGATCTCGACGGCAAAGACGTACCCGCGCAGCGTGGATCATTTCCTTCGGGAGATCTCGCGGCTCGTGACGCTCAACGAGGTGGTGGCCGATGAGTGCATCTACGCGCTGCCGCGCAAAGAGGGCGGGCAGACGAAGATGATCGAGGGGCCGAGCGCGCGGTTCGGCGAGCTTGTGCTGCACGCTTGGCGCAACTGCCGGGCCGGCGCCCGCGTCGTGGACGAGGGGCCGGAGTTCATCACCGCGCAGGGGTTCTTTCACGATCTCGAAGGAAACGTGGCGATCACGCGCGAGGTGCGGCGTCGCATCACCACCTCGAAGGGGCAACGCTACTCGGCCGACATGATCGCTGTCACCGCGAATGCGGCGTGCTCGATCGCGCAGCGCAACGCCACGTTCGCCGGGATCCCGAAGGCGCTGTGGACGGCGGCTTACGAGCGTGCCCGGGCGATCGTGGCCGGGAGCGCCGAGACGTTCGCCAAGCGCCGCGGGCTGGCGATGGATCACCTCGGGAAGATGGGCGTTCCCCCCGAGCGCGTGTTCGCGCGGCTCGGGATCGGCGGGCTCGCCGACATGACGACCGAGCATCTCGTGACGCTGCGCGGCGTGTCGGCGGCGATCCGCGACAACGAGATCGACGTTGACGAAGCATTCCCGGGCGAGAAGGTTGAGGCGCCGGCTGCGAAGTCGCCGGGAGTCGCGGGGCTCCGGGCGGCTATGGAATCGAAGCCGGCGCCGTCAGTCGGGGTGCCGGCCGCGGCCGCCGCGACGATCAGCACCGAGCCGTTCGTGGTGAATCAGAATGCGGCAGCCTCGATCGTCGAGCCGCTGCCGCTGCTCGACGCGCAGCCGATGTGCAGCGCGCCGGGCTGCACGAACGAGGGCACGGTGAAGGATGCCGCGGGAGCGTCGTTCTGCGAGACGCACGGCATGCACCTGACGCAGCGCAAGGCCAAGCGCCCGTGAAGCGTGACCCGAACGAAACGGCCGACGCGCTCGCGATCGTGCTCGTGCTCGTGCTCGTGGTCGCGTGGGCCGGCTGCGCGAGCCTCAAGGGAACTGCCGAGGCGCAGCCGGAGAAGCCGAAGGGCAGCGTGCTTGAAGCGGTCGATCTCGGGTGGCGCGTTGACTGTCGGCTGATCAGGGTGCGCGACTGCGACTACGTGGTGACGGATGGCATACGCGGTGGGGTGGCGTTGGTACATGCCGCCGACTGCCCGAACCCGATCCACTCGGGCCGGGCGGTGCCGTGGGAAGCGAAGTAAATGAAGTCGCACGCCGGGAAGGGCCGTCTATTGGCCGGCACCCGCGGAGGCCACAGCAGGGAACCGCGACCGCGCCACGGTGACGGGGTGAACATCGCCGGCGGGATTGGCATGCTAACCGTCGAGCGAGGTAGAGCCCGGGGAACGGTGCATCGACAGGCGCCCGGCGTGCGGCGCATTCAAGGAGGATCGAGATGAAGCAGCGCATGACGGTGGTGGTGGGGCCGGCTCCCGAGCGGGATCCGCGGCCGACGCTGTTCGACAACCTGAAGGCCGAGGAACGCGAGGTGGAGCGGGATCCGCACGCGCTCGACGACCGGCTCGATCGCGTCGGGCGCGCGTTCCTGAAGTTCCACGCCGAGCACCCCGAGGTGTACGCCGAACTGCGCCGGCACGCGCTGCGCTACCAGCAGATCGGCGTGCGCCGCGGCGTGAAATACTTTTACGAGGTGATGCGCCACGAGTTCATCATGGCCGGCGGCGATCCGCAGGGGTTCAAGCTGTGCAACAGCTATACGTCACGCTACGCGCGGCTGCTCGAACGCGAGAACCCGGAGCTTCGCGGGTTCTTTCACAAGCGCCGGCTGACCGCGCGCGGGGGCGCGTGATGAAGCTGCTGCCCGATGGGCGCGTCGAGGTGGGCAGGATCCGGGTGAACTACAAGGAGCTTCTCGGGATGTTCCGGGAACACTTCGGGAGAACGAAGGTGACGGTGTGGATCGTGGTGCGGTGGGAGGATTTCGAGAGCGACGAGGTGGTGGGCGTCTATGCGACGAAAGACGCGGCGCTGCTCGCACACCCCGCGGCTCTCTGGCGCGACGGTCCCGTGCTGAAGGGCGACGCACGCCGGCACAGCGGCTTCAGCTACTACGAACAGGAGGTTGAGCAATGAAATCGGCGTGGAAGGTGCAGGCGTTCACGAGGCGGCAGGTGGCGGCGCTGCTGGCCGCGCGGCTGTTCGCGTTCGGGTGCGTGTTCCTCGCGGCGGTCGTGATCTGGCTCGCGTGGTATGCGGCGGCTCAGTGGCTCGCGTGGGTTGTCGTTGCCGGGTGCGCGCTCGCGATGAAAGAGCTTGCCGAGGGCGCAGCCGACGCGGTGCGGATGCTCGAAGGGATGCGCCGCGCCGAGAGGGGGGCCGCGCAATGAAGTGGTTCCTCGCTGGCTCCGGGCTCGGCCCGGGCGATCGGATCGATGCGCCGGAAGGGCAGAAGCTCCCGCTCGATCGTGACTGGCGCGCGGCCGAGCTTCGCGCATCGCTGCGCCGCGGCGACGTGTACGAGGTGGATCCCGTGGGCGCGATCATGCTCGATGAGACTCCCGCGGGGCTCGTGCCGCACTGCGAGGCCGCGCGCGTGGTGCGCGTGATCAAGCGGTGCGTCGATCCGCGCGTGGCGGTGAAGGCGATCCGGGCGATCCGGAACGTCGAGGCGCGCGTGCGGGCGCGGGCGATCGTCAAGGCGGCGAGCACGACGCTGCTCGTGCTGCTTGCCGTGAGCGGCTGCAAAAAGGTGGCGGATCCAGCGGTGCGGGCAGCCGCGCCGGACACCACGGCGGCACAGCGGTGAGCCGCGGTGGATACCGGGGGCCGTTCGGCCCGAGCGTGATGCTGTTCGTGCAGAACGAGGGGCCGCCGAAATGTCTTTACCGCTACGTCGGGCCGGAGGATAAGGGTGCCATCCCGGCGTTCATGTCGCCATATCAACTCAAGTGGTTCAGGCACGCTGCGCGGTGGTGGATCGTGGAATGCGAGAACGCGGACGCGGGGCGGCTTGCGATTTCGCTTCAAACGCTGCGCGCATCCGGGCCGGCTGTGAAGTTGCTAATGGGCACGAGCCGTATCCTCGCGAGCGGTAGCAAGTGAAGCCGGCGCAGATCGAGGCGATCATTCGGCTGCGGACGCCGCGCGGGCCGGAGCGGTTCATCCCGATCCGCTACGTGCCGGCGCCGTGCATCTGTTGGTTCTGCGGCGTGGACATTCCGCGCGCTCGGCCCGGCTCGCGCACGGGCGAGCGTGGCACGAGAGCGTGGTGGTGGCGCGAACAGAACGTGTGGGAGTGTCTGCCATGCCGATCGGCTGCCGTGGATGCGCTCATCGCATCTGAAGCTGCGCAGCCGGCTGACCTATTCGGGCAAGGAGGTGCACAGTGACGAGCAAGCGGAAACTGGCAATGAAGGCGAAGCGGGCCGCGAAGCACGCGGCACAACTCAAGCCGGGCGCGCGTTCGCGGTACGCGCTCAAGGTGGCGCGCGTCGCGGGCGGCTGGAACAACCCGCGTTCGCCGATCCGCGCGTGGCGGGACGAATGACCGCGCTCACGCCGGAGCCAACGCGCGAGGACCGTGAGTTGGCGCGCGAGTTGACTCCGCGGCTGCTGCCAGCATCCGTCTGCTTGTCAGAGGGCGGTTGGTCGCAGTTCTGGCAAGAGCTTGCGCTCTTTCGCGCGGCCGCTCGTCACGCTGGCGAGGTCGCAGAACGGGAACGGTGTGCGCGGCTGGCAGAGAAACACGAGTGCGCCGACTACTGCGGCACCGAGGACATCGCCGCCGCCATCCGCTCGCTCGCGCCCGACTCGGAGGGGAAGCCGTGACTGACCGCTACGAAGTGCGCGGGGCCGAGGTATGGCAACGAGCGGGCAGTGGTGCGGTTGATCGAATCGCCGTCTGCTCAACGGCATGGGGCGCGCAACAGGTTGCCGATGCCATGCGAGCCCGAGACGCTCGCGATCTGCTCCGCGCTGAAATCGAGGCATGGCGCGCGCTGGATTGGGAGCGGTGGCCCACGCTGCGAACGCCGGGCGAGCTACCGCAGGAACGCGCGGAGTATCAGGCCGCGCTCGATGCACTGGCCGCCGCACGCGCTGCTACCGATGCCGAGGTCGCGCTCGATTGGAACTACGAACTTCGGTTGCGTCGCGCGAAGTATGGATGCACGGAATGCTCAAGCGATCCGTGCGTCTGCCCGTCGCTCTAACAGGAGGTGAACCGTGAAAAAGCTGCTGCTCGCGCTGCTGCTGCTCACGCTGTCGCAGATCTCGTGCATCGGCACGAGCGCCGTTGCTCCACCGGATGCTTCCGACACGCTCGTGACGCCGGACAACCGCTAGCCGTGGGAGGTGAGCAGGGATGCGACCGTTCTCGCCGTATGTTGCCGATACGCTGCGCGGGCTGATGAAGATGTTCGTTCGTGGGCGCAAGTTCCCGAAGCTGCCGCCGCAGACCGAGCCGACGACACCACCGTTGACCGACGACTTCCCGAAACCGTGGGCTTACTACCCGACCAACGGCTTCGGTATCCCGATCTTGACCACGCAGACGTTGCCGGGCACGGATCCATCGTGGGATGAGACGGTACTCGACAAGTTGTCGCGATGGGATTTCATCACGATCAACACACAGCCGTTCGTGACCACGGGATTGCCGCAGAACCTCGCGGTTATATCCAAACTGCGCACGCGGAACCCGAGGATCAAAATATTCTGGTACGACTCGATCACGCTCCGCACCCTCAACGTCGCCCCCGGCTCGCCGTGGACTGCGATTTGGGACATGATCTCAGCCAACCCCGATAAGCGGATGTATTTCCAGAGCGACGGCACCGGGTTCCCGGGACACGCCCCGACGCCGATCTTTTGGAATGCCGGTTACGGCAACGGTGGCGCTCAGTTCGCTGCAATCTGGCGCGCGTTCCTTGAGGGCAAGGGCGCTGACGGGAGCTTTTTGGATACCATCGTTCCCGGAGGTGTGGGACAGACGGGCGGACCACCCGAGTTTTCTAACTACGCGATCCAAGGCTATTCGAGCACGGCCGAACTTGTCGCGTCGAGCAAGGCCGGCAGCGTCGTGATGGTCGATGGGATCAAGGAGATGGGACAGCCGATCTGGATCAATCGCGGCATGGCCGATCTCTACTACCCCACCACGAGCGCCGACACTTTGGCCGGAGAACTGTTCGAGGGTTGGGATCCAGACCAAGGGACCGGAGGTCTGAATCCGCCTAGCGGCCCCTTCAACTTCGATACTGCAATGGCGCTGGTGATGACCTATCAAGGCACCGACCCGAAGGGCGATGGCCGCATTCTTATCAAGGGCGAGCCTACCAACGGGACTCCGACCGACAACCTGTTGGGCAAGCTCGGTCGCTACGTGCTGAGTTCTGCGACGATGGCCGGCGGGCGCGGCGTGGTCACGAACAGGGACCACCCCGGCCCCATCACCGATCACAACTTATGGATCGACGAATACGCGGTGACCGCTAACGGCACATCGGATCCGACCGGAGCAACAGCGAGCAAGGGCTGGTTGGGACGGCCGCTAGGGTTCGCAAGCAAGGTCGTGAATGCAAGCGGCCCCGGTGGGCTGTGGGTGCGTTACTTCGATCGCGGCGTGGTTCTCGCCAACGTCTCCGCACAGGCGCTCGCTTACAACCTCGGCCAACCCTATCGCCGCATCCTCGGCTCAACTCAACCGGCGGTGAACGATGGCACCACCGTCCAGAACATCACCGTGCCGGCGAAGGATGGCCGATTCCTACTGAAGATCTGAGGGGGAACCTTTGCTCAAGCGCATTCGAGAGCGTGGCGCAGCATGCCGACTCGGCCGGCACATCGAGCACGATCCACGGTCGTTCGCTTACGTGGCCGGGACCGCGGCGATCCGGACAACGATGCATCGGCACTCCGGGCCGCCGCTCGATCAGGGTTATCTCGGCTCATGCACGGGCAACGCGATGGCGCAGTCACTCAACACGGCACCGTTCCACAAGGCGCACCGGCGGCTGCTGCGCGAGGCTGCCGCCGTGCAACTGTACGTGGCGGCAACCGCGCTCGACGAGTTCCCGGGGGCGTACCCGCCGGAGGACACGGGCAGCAGCGGGCTCGCGGTGATGAAGGCGGCCAAGCTCGCCGGCTACATCTCGGGTTACTCGCACACGTTCAGCCTCGAACACCTGCTCGGGGCGCTCGTGCTCACGCCGGGGATCCTCGGGGTGAACTGGTACGAATCTTTTGACGACCCGAAGCCGAACGGCGAGTGCCCGCTGCTGCGGGGCGCCGAAGTGCGGGGCGGGCACGAGATCGCCATGCTCGGGCTCGATGCCGAGCGCGAACGGGTGTGGTGCCTCAACTCATGGGGCCGGTGGGGATACCGCAACACCGGCCGTTTCTGGTTCTCGTTCGTCACGCTCGGGCGGCTGCTGCGCGAGCGTGGCGATGCGACGTTCGCTCGGCCGATTGGAGGCACGAGATGACGCAGGAGCTTCGCGACAAGATCCTGCTGCACCACCTCGGGCGCGTGCGCGCGCTCAAGGTCGATGTAGATGCGGGGATGAGTTTCGGGACACTCACGATCACGGTGAGCGTGACCGGCAACGAGGCTCCGGCGCTGCTTCAGGCGCTCGGCGAGCACATACAGGCGCCACCTTCGCCACCGAAGGCCGGAACATTCGTGCCCGTCGAGGGTTTGAAGTTCGAGCCGAGGTGATGCGCGTTACGGTGGTGTTCCGTGACGGGCGCCGCGAGACGCTGTATCCGATCCTCAGCTACGCCGAGAGTCACTATACCGACGAGGCCGGCGAACACAGCGAGTGGGTGATCAACGGGAAGGGGAAAAGCTGGCGCGTGCCGAAGCGCGAGGTGAGGATGATCGAGATGCAGCAGGCACACGAGACGGGCACGGCTGCGCCCCCGCATGTGGGCACGAGCCGCGAGGGCATGAACAACGATGCCGGCCGGAAAGGCGCGGAGGGAAGCGAATCCTGATCCCGTTGAGGCGTCTCGTGACGTGTGCTTGCACTATTCACGGGGCCGAGCGTATCCTGCGCGCAGCGCACGGTTGCGCTCGGCAAGGAGGAAACGGACAAGGAGGTGGGCGGTGCCTGATCTGAGCATCGAGAAGCGTTATGCGGCCTTCGTCGTGTCGGCGTACATCGCGGGGGCAATCGCCGATCGCTTGGGGATCGGAATGCCGTACGCGCCGGCGTTCGTGTTCGTGCTGCTATTTCTGATCGCCTACCCGCTCATGCTGATCGGGTCGTGGGCCGAGGGTCGATAGCATGGGACTGTTCGCCAAGGTGTTTTCGTCGCTGTGGGAAGGGAGCATGATCGCGAAGCCGGACGTGCAACTTGTGTTCGTGTTCCTGCTCGCACACGCCGATCGCGAGGGGTTCGTGAACGTGACCCACGAGCGCATCGGTGTGCTGTGCGGGCTCGGGGTCGAGCGCGTGAGGGCGGCGATCGATGAACTTGAGGCGCCGGACACGCGCAGCCGCTCACCGGAGCAGGGGGGCCGGCGGCTGATCCGGCTCGAACCGCACCGGGATTGGGGCTGGCAGGTGGTGAACTATGGGCGCTACCGCGCCATGCGCGACGAGGAAACCCGCCGCGAGCAGTCCCGGGAGGCGATGCGCCGGCTCCGGGCCGAGCGTGCCGGGTCGGTCGAGATCCCGCTAACCGTTAGCGATGTTAGCCGCGGTGAAGCGCCGTTGGCCTATAGAGATGTAGATGTAGATTTAGATACTGCCAAGACTTCCCTTCGGGAAGTCTTTCCCGGCGATCCCGCGGTGGAGGCGTTGGGAGCACCGATAGGTTTCCCGAGGATGGCACCGGAGCACGGCGGTGACGCTACGGCGCCCGGCAAGGCGGCCAGCGTGCCCGCCCGTGAGCCCGAGGCGCTCCGGATGAATCTCGGGGATGGGCAGGCGCCGGCGAGCCCGTACAGCCTGCCGCTGGCCGGGGGCGCCGAGTGGCAGGTGCCGCCGCGGCTGCTTGTTGAGTGGCAGGCGCTTTATCCGGCGGTGAGCTTCGAGCGTGCGTTCTCGAACATGCGCGGTTACCTGCTCTCGAACGGCAAGCGCCGGCCGACAGCGAGGGGCGCAGCGGCGTTCGTGAACAACTGGCTGCGCGGGGATCAAGATCGTGCCTCGCGCGCCCCGCGGCCGGCCCGCGGCGGTGTGCGCCGCGGCAGTGACGCGAGATACGGTGATGCCAACGTGGAGCGTGGCAATGGGTAGCGACAGAACGAACACCAATGTTTCCCGTGAAACAATGCACGCGGTGCCCGAACTGCTCGCCGGGCTGCTCCACGGGCTCGAAGATGCGACGTGCGTGCGCTGCTCGCGCCCGTTCAAGTTCCCCCGGCGCCCGGATGGCGGCGTGCCAGCGGACTGCGGCCCGTGCGCCGAGGCGATCCGGCGTGAGTCGGAGCAACAGGCGTTCGCCGAGGCGCTCACGCTCAACCTCGACGGGTGGGTGAACAAGTGGCTGAAGGCGGCCGGCGTCAGTGATCGTGAGCGCACGGCAAACCCGGGCCGGGTGCCACCGGCGCTCATGCACCGGATCATGGCCGAAGCGCCGGCCGCCGTTTCCCTCATGCGCTCCGGGGATCTGCCCGCCGCGGGCTTCGGGCTCTCGGGCGTGGTGGGCCGGGGCAAGACGTTCGCGCTCGTGTGTCTGTTCAAGGAAATGCTCCGGGCGCGGTGGCTCGCTCGCGTCGCGGTCGAGGGGCGCGAGGTGGTGAAGCCGTGGCTCGCGTGGCGTCGCTGGCCGGAGGTGGCGAGCGAACTGCGCGTTCTGGCCGCGGACATGAACAGCGGCCACGCCGACGCCGAGCGCGCCATGCGCAAGCTCGCCAGCGTCGAGGCGCTCGTGCTCGACGATCTCGGATCGGAGCGGATGCGCGGCGAAGGCTACGAGGATGATTGGGTGGCGTCGCTGCTCGACCTGTTGATCGACCGCCGGCACAACGCCATGCTCCCAACGTGGTACACCACCAACCTGACGCGACAGGAGTTCATCGATCGATACGGCGCGCGGATGTTCTCGCGGCTGTGCAGTGAAAACAAACTGATCGCTGTGCCCGCGGGCGCCGACATGAGGATCATCGACAATGCTCGTTCTGGCTAGGACACCCGGCCGCGCGATCTACTTCGGTCGAAATGCGTCGGTGCGACTCGACCGCGTGCACGATCTCGACGGGCAGGCGTTCGCGTGGCTGACGTTCAAAGTCCCGTTCAACATGGCCGTATCGCGCGGCGATCTCCCCAAGCATGAACACGAGAGCGAGCAGGATCGCAGGCAACAGCTTCCGGATCTCGGCGACAAGCCGAAGCGCACCGAGAGGCACATGCTGCGCGTCGATGAATGGGTGTGGGTGGGGAGCGGGCGCATCATGCTCTCGAAGATCCAGACCGACAGGGGTGGGCAGGCGTGGATCGGGTTCGATCTACCTAACACCGAAGCAGTAACCCGTGACGACTACTCGCTTGACTGGCATCTCGAACAGCAGGCCAAGCGAGAGAACAGAAGGCCGCCCAATGGCGCGCACGCCGGCAGCCGATAGCGTGAGATGCATCGCAACGGTCAAGCGGCGGGTGAGAGCCGGGTGCAGGGTCGTGCCCGAGCATCGCTGTGCGTACCGTGCCCACGCTCTCGCCGAGACAAGGGTGCAAGTGTGTCGCGTGCATGCGCGCGTGAGGCCGAGACGCAAGCAGCGTGCGCCCGGGCTTGAGCAACTCAGCATCGAGTTCGAGGGCGCCAGTGAGGTGCAAGCGTGAGTAACCGATTGAAATCAAAAGGTACTTCCCGGACTGCCATCGAGGGTAAACGGCGAG